GGATTTGGCTTTTCTGTTAAGTCTATTGGCACAGACTTCGGACAATCGCTTCTACGACCCCAGAGAGGGATTTGTTTATACAGATGAATATTAGTTTTTGGAACCTCGAGTACATACAAGTTCCAACAGTCGGCCCATAACGGTCTTATAAACTGTGAAACTAACTCATAGGGAATTGGACTCAACTCATCCAAATCATCAAAATACTTCTCTATTCTTATCTGAGACTCAACGGGGATATTATATCGCGCTTCGACTAACAATCTAGTGTTAATTCCAGGGATTCCTCGGAGGGGAGTGGACTCGATGGCTTTCACCATCCGATCCACATCAAAACCTCCGGCCTTGGATTTTCGAACAAATCGCAACATCTCACCTTTCTTTATTCCGTCTGTCTTACGTAAAGCGTGCTCTGCTAATGATCCTAAAATAGGACACGAACCATATTCATATAACATTGATAATGCTTTAGATCTCAACAATTTCTTTAAAGTTCGGTCAGAGGCAGTCACATACTGCCTAGACGACCAACCAAACTTGAGCATTGCGTTAAGCGGGTTTGTTACATTAATGCGGTCAATAGGATCAAACACTATTCCGCAAAAACTTGCCTCCTGTATAGATGGCACCTCTTCTAACTTAACTAAGAGACCTAATGACTCAAAATCCTCTTTGGTGGGGGGTACTCCGTCAACACGTGTAACTCCATCATCTCCCTCAACCACCATGGTACATTTTGAGCCATGCTCATGGCATAAAAAGTTCATAAACATTAGATTCGCAAACCCATTACCCAACGACGTACACATCTCACCACTCATTCTGGTAGCATTTATTTCCACGTCAAACTTGCCGAACTTACAATGATTCCGACCCGCTATTATATTATTTACATCCGCCATGAACTGTTTATGTTCAGGCAGTCGCGAAGTCATCCAATCGTAAAGCTCGATTTCACAAGCTTCCATGAGGTCTTTCGTAAACAAAGACTCAAAAGATGTGTAGTCCGTCACCAAATATCGCCCGCCCTCACAATA